CTCTATGATAGCTTCATCAGTGTGGTGAATACCAACTACGAAGCCTCCTGTCCATGATAAGTCTATTACCATACTTCATCCTTTACATCGACTACATGAGGGACTGAACGCACAGTAGGGAACTTCTCCTTAAAGGCTTCAATAGACATATCTTTACCTAAGACAATCTCGACATAATCAACACCTTCAGCCTTTAATTTAGATTTCAAGGTGTCACATCCCGGACAGTTAGGTTTAGAGTATACAATTTTCATACTTTCCTCTTAGCGGATAGGGCAAGCACCAGACGCACATTCAGCATCGTCAAGGCCAATGTTAGCTTCGTCAATAGCCGTGATAGTGCGCGTATTGGCAACCAGTTCATTGTACTGTTCCTCAGTAATCTCTTCCAGCGGAGCCTGTTTGAACCCATGCTCTGAATGCAACAAGAAAGACAGTGACTTGTGGTTTGTCTTGTAGTTCTTTTTGAGATACTTCTTAATTTCAGGAAGCTCTTCAGGACGATAGTACACAGTGCAAGATACAGAATTATCACTCCATACTTCTTGCAGCCATTTGACTGTTTCAAGTTGAGAAATAGCTGTCATATCTTTAGCCAGCACAGCATGGTCCGGATGACGGAAGGGGAAAGACACTACAACAGTGCTATGGTCTTCTGAACCGTCAAAGTTCTGCTGATACTCTACGTGATATCCGTGGTCTTTACAGACTTGAACCAATGAATGATTAGAGCTGATACGGATACGACGAATCATGAAACGAGCATACGCAGGATGACAGCCGGGAGTGACGCCGGGCAACAGAGACAGCGTACCTGAAGGCTTGACAGTGGTCAACTTGATTGACTTATTGAAGCCGTTCTTAGCACTATATTCGTTATCGTATTCACGAATCTTCCCATATGTCTCGCTCAGCCAGCTTTTTTGTTCTTCAGTGGCTTGGAGGACACCTGTGATGCCAATCCCCATTCGCATGTTCTCGTGAACGATAGCCTCTGTGACCTTTTGGTGACACTGGAGCGCCAGCGAGTGCTTGTTGATACGATACAGCAAAGTGCATACGTCAAGAAGTTCTTCTTTGCTAGAGATGTTAGGTAAGAATACTTCTGCAAGGCAACAGGTTTCGCCGTCAGCCAAAGACTGTTCAGCGCACGGATTATAGCCTTGTACTTTGGGATCTGGATACTGAGTTTCACCCAATCGTCCGATCTTTCGTGAGAGTTTGAGGTTGATGAGTCCGTAAGGTTCGCCTTTGCCTTCATAACCATCCCAGAAGAAGTCGTGCAAATCTCCAATATCGTGACACACGACTGAGTTGTTGGACATGGCTCGCCATGAGGGGATATTGCCCAAGTCCCATCGCTTAGCAAGTAGATATTCCACATCGTCAGCATCTCCAATAGCGATTTGAGCACTACGACGCACGTTACCTGCTACGACAACAGCACCAATAATGTTCATAATGTCCAAACAGTCAACAGGACGAAGCTGCTTACCTGCACGTTTTTCCAGCACTTTACTGATGTTTTCAATACCCCATACCAAGTCTTCAGGACCTGATGCAGTTCCGCCAAAGCCTTTGATAGGAGCCCCTTTAGAACGAATCAACTGCGTCGAGTAGCTAAAAGTCTGTTTACCTGAGCTGTGAGCCAAGAAAGCAGCTTTAAGTGTCTTACCAAGAAAAGCCACCCAACCTTCACGGCTGTCAGGAACAATAAAATCAGCCCCACTATCGTTACTACGAGTAGGACACTTAAAATCCAGATTAACTGGAGGAAGTTTATTAACATTTTCTTTCTGAATGTTGTAGCCAACGCCTGAGCCAAGCATCAACATATCCATAGCCCATGTAAAAGGCTCCACAGGCTTATCAACGGTACGGAAAGCACAGTTTTGAAGGCTAGAAAGACCTAATTTGTCCACTGTGTCTGTACCGAGTTGCCACCAGAAACGGCCTGCCACAGAACCTTTAAGGCCCAATAGGTAGTCACGTAAGCGCTGTTCTTCTTCCTTAGAAAAGCCACATTTAAGCTGTTCATCACAGGCTTTAATGACGCGTTCTACGGTGTCGGGGAACTCTTCTGTAGGGCTGTTGATGTCGTTCTCATTCAAGCGACGAGCATAAGTACGCTTGTATGTCAAATAGCCTACTGAAGACCAAGGAGTCCCTACTTCGTACATGTCTTTTGTTGTATCGTTCATTTATTGTTTATTCTCATTGTTAAAGTGTTGAAGGAAAAGCACACAGCAAATAGCGTGTGCCAGATGCGAAAGCCCCGTTTCACTGTCGTTAGTGGCTTCAGTCTTATAAGCGATTAAATGGCGCATTGCTGCATTCCAGTATCTCTCATCAGCGTTATCCACATACTGCCAGTTGTTCGGGGCGTATTTTTTGGACCCGAATTCTAGCACTTTTACCACTTCTTGTAAAGCTCCAAAGGGCATTAAACTCCAATTTAATTTACCTGAATCATATTTTACACCTTTAGTATTCACTTCTTCAGGAATGTTCAATGAAGCCATATATTCCTCAATCTGCTTTACTGTTGGTTTGTCCATATTTACGCTCCAAATACTCGATTGATAACATCATTTCATCAAAATGACCATCTTGTACATCATTCAGTACAACTAATCCTCGCCAATGACGATTGCTTAGCTGGTCCATGTAGTCTTCGTCATGGAGGTAATAACTGCCAGCCACAATAGCACAGATAGGTTTACCATCAGCACGTTTTCCATAAGCAATCTGTTTCCCTTGTTGATGGCCAGCGACACAAGACATATGCAACTTGCTAATGATAGCGGCAGGAGAAGCCGCAGGGCGTCCCATCGCTCCAACAGGCCAATAGTGATTAAAACCCACACCATCGATAAAAACAGGGTGTAAAAACTCATGTACTTCCCAATCTTTCAAGTTAAGGTCATCATAGGTCAATAGGCCTTCTAGCATAGGATTGTTATTCACAGCCCTAGTGAGTCGATGCTCATGGTTACCTTTCAAGAAGACCATACGAGGTTTATACACCTTCTGTTTGTTCTCTTTCTGGTTCTTCTGGAGAGCATGAAGAGGATTCAACAGAGTCAACATCCCTGTGTTACCGGCCGCTACGTCAGCAAGATAGCGTTTACCTTCAAAGTATTTACTGCCTGCTTTGTCGTGGCTAGAGAGGCTAGGAAAGTCCCAATGGTCCCCTAAGTGAACAACTACGTCAGGACGGTACTCGCAAATTGCTTTCCCTGCCCATGTGAGATGTTCTTGAGGAGCATCAGGCTTGGCTTGGGTGTCTGGTATACAAA